TGTAAGGCTACCTCTCCAATATCCAAATGGAAGGGAGGCAAAAGAAGTAGCAGTGAAATAGTGGGGTTCATGACCAGAAGTCTCCGCTAACCCTATCCTATGTACCATTGGGTGCACATATGCATTCCACAGCAATTCTTCTTCAGCTTTACCAACCTGCCACGAGAAAGTGTCAAGGAAAGATTGTCTTGATGCTATTGACAAAATATCAAGCTCATCTTCCCCATTTCTACCAAAGATTCTAGGATCAATGGAAAGCTCTTGCTTGCAATCCAAAGATAATTTGGCTACGTCATCTTCTTGGTTAGAAGTAGCGAATGATCCTTTGGTATTAGGTCGGTATACAGATGTAGTTAGTATCGGTGTTCGGCTATATCCAAATATGGAAGCAACTCGTGATAAGGCGTTGGCTCCAATTTGGGTAGCGGTTGCGTATGGTCCTAGGACGGGTGCTGTCTTAAATTTAGAAGCGATGCTAGCCAAAGCGCTAGCAGGTTTTGATATAGGTCCCATTCCGTACTCATCTGCTCTTTCTTCAACTTCAGAAGTTGAAATAGGAGGAGGAATAATCAAGGAATCGTAGGTTTGTTGAGTAGCTACGCCTAGCTTAACGTTCTCAGCCCATCCATAGACAGTAACAGTTACTGGATCTGTAGCCCCATTGGCATGTTTCAGTGTGTTAATGGAGTCGATCTGCAACAGACCCAGACCATCAGTAATGTCTAGAGATGTAATATCAACATTTGCTCTGGGATAGAAAAATGGTAAGACCATCTCTCCACCTTCACAAGTTGTTGGATTGATGAAAACGTGAGGTTTCTGTGTGTTGAGTGTCAGTTGATCAGTATTTGGGCCAGTAAAGGCATAATCGTTGATATTGTCATACATTGCAAGAGGAGTGTAGTAACAAATGGCTCTTCCGTAGTGAAACGGTGTGCCATTGACTACAATCTTGATATGCATGTCAAAATTCATCAATTTGTAATGAGCAACCTTTTGGGCGACACGAGGATCTCTTATAAATTGACCCCACGGATCTATAAACACAAAACGCAATTCAGAACCTACATTCCAAACCTCAGTATCCAGTTTTATCGGTCTACTGAGGAAGTGTTGTAATTCGGTGCAGGAGTCATACACCTGATCTCGCAGTGGATCGAGAAATTCAGGTGGAGCTTCTGTTGCACCAGGCTGATCATCCATAAAAGTTACAGTGGCAGCTTGTTCTGTGGAACGCTCACCTACCTCTGTGCGTTCTATGGTGATAAGTTTTTCCTTTGTTAAATCTTTAGTAGTTGTTGGGCGTTGAATTCTTCGCGCATACGGAGGATTCATGTAAGCATATAATTGTACAGACAATAAACACGTAATATAAAAGAATAAAATATTATAGAATAAAGATACAGTCGCACTTACCAGTGCTAAGGATTTTTGGATAATCCCTGAACCACAAAAGGTCATAGACTTCGCGGACCATTCACGCCAATTATTGAAAGGAAAGTTGTCAGTTTTTAAGTGTATTTGGTTCGCCAATTGGCAACCCTATCGTCAAAACTGTAAAACAATGATGGGGTTGATAGATTGACTTTTTCACAGATTAGCTTAGCGTCAGCTCGCATTTTCTCATAAACGGTTCTACCATGGGCAAAGGCTTCATGGAGACCGGAGTCTATGCAAGACATAGCCACTTCGCGCATGTCTGTGGTTCTGGACTTGAGGTTGCAATGCCAACTCTTGTAAATAGCTTCAAGTTCTAGAGCACCCAATGAGAGACCAAGTTCTGGAATAAAGTTGGAAACTCTCTTTAAGTAATCTGCTTGATCTGGATCAAGGTAGTCGACAATGTCATCCTCTTTGGAGGGTACAGTGATAATAACACCATGTTTGGCAAGAAAATCATGGAAATTACGGAATGTGAAATTTCGCGCTTCCACATCCGCACTACCAGTGAAGTCATCGCCATAGCACGAGGAGTTAACATAATCTCTGTACCGGTTGAGGTTTGGGCAACAGTGAAAGAATCCCATGCGAGCATAGAGTGCTCCAACAATGGAATTCAGGTAAACTGTCAGTGGATTACCGGAAGGATTCATATTGAACACCATAATCAAAGTGCCATTGTAATCAATCATTGCGTTAACAATGTCGGTACACATGGCGCTCATAACAGCAATATCTTCCTTAGCATAACCAAGTTTCTCACCGATTCGGATAAGAATCTTGCATGCTGTAGTCATGATTTCGCATAAAATGGTGACATCAAACTTCTTGTAATCCCATCCAAGAATAGCGTCCTTGTACTTGGCTACAAAATCTTGTAGTTGTTGCCACTCAGGACCCATGCAGTTAATTCCTACTGCGCACTCAGACATCAAAGGATGCATGCTGAGAAATCGCATAATCCCCAGGAAATACTGCCGGATCAAGAGGGTGAAGACAAGAGGACATGCCTGGAAAACACGGACTTTTTCAGAGGTCAGAGATTTAGCTTCATCTTTCAAGCAAGCCATATAAACAGCAAAATACCTTTCTCCGCGCTGATAACAGGCCAAAGCACGTTTGTACTCGGCAAGAACTCGCTCAGAGAGGTTCCAGTCGTCGTCGATCTCATTGGATTTAGGTCCAAAAAGTGGATGGCCACAGCTGGTGGCTCGTTTGATGGCGTCAATGAAACGAACACCCGGTATACCACGGATAGCTTCCTGTAAAGTTAGCTTTCTACAGTATGGATCGGTATTCTCTTCAGCTAGTCTCAATAAGGGCTCTTCATAGTCCTCTCTTGCTCGCTTCAACAATTTCGGGTGGAATGGTTCCGGTTCGTCCACCATCGAAGTGAGAGTGAGATTGTATGCTCTCCAATTCGGGGTCATTTTGGGAGGACCCCATTTGTTTTCAACACCTGTTACCTCGGTTACTGCATCAGAGATCACGGATTTAACCACATGACTCTTAGATTGTGGGCGAAATTTTGTTGACCCATAAACAATAAGAGGACTCTCTGATGGAAGTGTTGCGAACATTGATCGCTCATGAACCTTAGTGGAATCTAGGAGCTTTCTGCCATAGAAACTCTCGGGAAGATTTGTATATTTCCCTAGCGCAACTACATCTGGTAGCTGGAACAGTTTGGATTGTAAAACTTCCAGGTCGTTCCTAGTGATGCACTGCATTACGCCAACGTTTTTCTGGTCACAGGCTCCGATGAACATCCCGATCAAGGCAGGCACTTTGGTTGTGGATATGATTGGGGAACCACATAATCCATAAGTGCTTTCTGTAAAACGAAAATTCGCACCGTAGAATTCAGTGTTGATAGTTCCTGTTTGTTGGAAGTGGGGTGTGATCTGTTTGATACTAGATTTGCCGTCTTTGCACGTTACCATTTGAGCAAGACAATTGCCCACTGGGCGTGTGAATGCAAAATCTTTAGTTATGTCCTTAGCGTTTGCAGCTTTAGGCACAAAACACATCACCATGTCACACTCTTCGGAAACAACTGTATTTACATCAATTGTGCTCATGAATTTGAGTTTAGAACACGAACTTGTGTTTCTGCGAGCAGTGACTGTGAGCGTATCATAGAATTTTTCTCTTTGCTGGTTGTTGAAGAAAACATGATACGGAAAAATGATGATATGAGATCTGATGAATATACCATGACAAGAAGTGGTGGTACCGTCTTCTCGGTCAAATGTACAATACACGGTATTGGACTTCTTCACTCTGTTCAACATCTCTTCTGGTGTTGTATTTTTGTTCAAACTTGATGAAAGGAAAGTAGCACCTATTCCAGTCATCATAGATCCCAACCATGAGGAGGACTTGGTGTTGTCAATTTCCTGAACATCTCCTTCCCCTCTTTCCTCTGTCTCTTCTTGTGATAGTGCGTAAGCTTTGTACATCATATGGACTGCCTTCATAAAGGCAAGGAAGGCGCCACAGCCAATTGCAATTTTCAGTTTATTCTGTGGAATGTAAGGTCTAACTACCTCCAATACGTCGGTACGCTGAGAGTACTCCTCAGTCAACGCTTGACGTCTTTTCAGGTAGCTCAACCATACGAAGCTAGAAGCAACTGCTCCACACACGAATGTGAGAGGGAGTCTGTTGTATTGGCGAGTACGAATAAAGTATAGGGAAGCAATAAGTGTAGA